CCCCTGCTCGATCACTTCCTCGAGGGTGTTGATGCCAGCGCGCACGGCCGCCTTGTACGCGTTCACTTCCTTCTCGGGGTCCACAAACCCCCACCCGCGTGCCTGCCAATGGATTTGGCGCAAATACTGCTTGGGGTTCGTCTCATAGCCAGGGAGCACCACCTCGCCCGCCAGTACGGCCATGAGAAGCCATTCGGCGAAAATCTTGCGGTGGAATTGCCCGATCATCCAGCGTTGAATAACGCGCCAGGTGTCGCGGTCATCGAGCAGCGCCAAGCGGCTCGATGAATAATTGCTCTGGCTGTAGTCCTTCGAGATCGTCTCATAACTCGCACCGATGCCCGCCGCCACGCCGCGCAGCATCTGACGCATGAATGGGTCCATGCCCACAGCATTGCGCGGCGGCGTGAAACCCTTGAAATCCTCGCCGGGGTTTAGGTGCTTAATCTGGCCTGGCTCAAGCTCATCAACGGCCGTTCCGTCAACGACGGTATCGTCAGGCACGTCGCCCGTCTCGGCCGAGGTAACAAACCCCATCACCGAGCTATTCGCGCGCTGGGCGATCACCTCGGCCTCTTCATAACCCTCCATGTGGTGGAGGCGCTTAACGGCGGTGTGGAACCACGAAATGCCGCGCGTCTGGCCGGGCCGGTCCGACACGTAGAGGTGGACCACATCGGCCGCCGAGGCAAAAAGCTCGCGCTGGGTGTTGTTCTGCGCAAAATTGTAGTCGCCTGGGTGGTTTGGCCAAAACCAATAGCCGGTAGGGCGCTTCCACTGGTTCATTTCCACGCCCATGCGGATAAGCCCGCCGCCAGCCGTGGAGCCGTTCTTCGTGTCGATGCACTGATCTGCCTCGATCACCTCGAGCGCGAAGGGAATGCGGCTGTCTCCGAACTTTTGCCGGACGATCCGAACAAAAATCTCGCCGCTCTCGGCCGTGCCGCCGATCGCCATACGCTCTATGTCAGAAAACGAAAGCTTACCAGCAACGTCGCATGAATCCGCTACACACCAATCCGCCCAAGCATCGCAAATAGCCTGGTTGGCCACCTTATTGAGGCCGCCGCCGCGCTGCAGCTTGATTTTGGGCTGCAACTTCATGCCGGTGCCAACGACATTGTTTTGCACCGAACGCTTGGCGTTCTTGGCATAGTCGTTGTCGCGCACAAGCTGCCGCGCACGGTTGCGAAGCTGGCGGAGCGAGGAATAGGTTTCACTGTCTTGGCTGGTGCTGCCCGCTACCCAATCAGCGGTGAGCCGGTCAAACATGGCTCCGCTATAGGCGCGCTGGTTCTGCCGCATCGGCATGCCCTGGAAGGGCACCCGTGCCATCACCGGCTCGGAGCGTTGCACCTTGGCAGGCTCGGCCCGACGCATAACCGCCGGGAGAAAATCAAGGATGCCCATTATCTAAATCCAAAAAAGCCGCCAGGAGGGCGGAAGATGACGGCTCGGCTTTTCGGATCACCTAGCCCTTGGCGAATGCGCGAGCGTCGAACCTCGGCCGAGTAGATGGCGGCGTAATGTCCCTTGAGGGCCAAGAGGGCTTGCATGGGCTCTTTGCGGAGCGTGCGCCCAGCCACCGAGTATTCAATGACCGTTCCGCCGGTGAGGCGCGCGGCTATCTCGGCATCAATGGCGTCAATGGCGATTTTCGCCGGGCTACGGTTTTCGGCTCCGGCCGCCTGAGCGGTGAGATCCGGCGAAACGTCAACCGTGCCGTTGCCCAGCGTGAACCGATCACCGGCCGCGCTGGTGGCATACATCTGCCAAAAATACCGGCCAGGGGTGAGTGTGGAGGTCTGTGCCGGGGTGGCCGTGAAGGTCCAGCCCGAACCGCTATTTGCCCCCACGGTGCCGGTGAGAAGCAGTTTCACGGCCCCGACAAGCTGATAATAGAGCGTGTAGGTTGGCGGCGTGAGCACGTTGCCCTGCGGGTCAATTTGCGAACGCTCGTTCCACTCCCACGTATCGCCTTGGCGTGCGGTGCCGGGTATGTTCACGCTAAACTCACCACTTCGTCACCCAACCCTTCTTGACTTGCGCTATCCGCCGCTGTTGCGGCTTAGGCTCTGGTTTTTCGGGCTTAGGTGGCGCGGTGGTATCCGGCGCAACTGGTTTTTCAGGCAGGCCGAGCTTTTTGCGTAGGGTGTCCCATATCGTGCGGCGGTTGTGCCGGGTGTAGAGCCATTGCATGGCGGCGTAGGCGTAAACCTCGCAATCCAGGGCTTCATTGCGCGCCCCGGCCTTCTTCACCCATTCGCGCACCGGGAAGCCCCGGATGTACTTCGTAACCTGCCGCTCGGCGGTGAGCTGCTCGAAATACTCGTGCGGCAGACTGGCATAAAAATGGTAGAAGCCAGGGCCCGGCGCGTTGTGCTTGAGCCGGGCATACACCACCGATTTGATGGTGTCGGAGCCCACCGGATACACCTCAGCGCCCTTGGCCAGCACCTTGCCCCGGAAATTCAGATCCACCTTTGTCGGCTTGCCTATCGCCACCTTGCCGCGCTGGCTCTGGCCCTTGATCGCCATCACACGGGCGTTACGCCGCTCACGGGCGTAGGCATAAACCTCGTGGGTGAAATGGCCGCCAGAGTCGATGCAGGCCGCCTCAAGGCGCATGGCTCCGCCATCTGCCCGGCGGATCGGGCGCAGCAAAAGCGTGTCGAGTTCTTCCCAAATCTGGGGAAGTGACGGATCGCCATAAATCTCTTGGTGGTATAGGCGCCATGACTCTTCGCCATCACCCCATCCCACCAGCAACACGGCAATTCGGTTGTCCTGCACGTCAATGCCCGCGGTGACGGCCAGCACGCCCTCGGGTGCCACGCCTGGCTCGTATAACTCGGCGCGGGCCTCTAACCCCTCGGCGCCAATCCGCACGGCGTAGGCATCCTCCCATGTCTCGCCGAGCACGGTGTTCACCCACGTTTTCAGGCTGGGGGCGTCACCCTTGGCTGCGATGAATTCGGCCACGATCTCGGCCCATGATTTCCAGCCGAGCGGCGAGTAGAGAGCCGAGATATGGAAGCCGGCCGCTTTGCCGTCGCTGTGCGCGGTCGCGCGCCACTCGCCCCCGGCCAGCATCGTGCCCTTGTGGCGCTCGTCAATGAAAGCCCCGCAATCCTCGGCCTCACAAAGATATTGCGCGGTCTGAGGGTCATCATTCTGGTATTTGAGATTTGCCCATTTCAGCCATTGCATGTGCCCGCAATGGGGGCACGGCACGAAAAACCGGCGCTGATCGCTGGCCTCATATTCCCGCTCGATGCGGCTGGTCTCTTTCACCGTGGGGGTGGAGACAAGCAGGATCTTGCGGCGGGCAAAGGTGGTGGTGCGCTTCTCGGCCAGGCCAACCGGGTCGCCCTCGCCGTCCACATCTCCGGGGTATGCGTCCACCTCGTCCAAGAACAGATAGCGCACCGGCATGGAGCGCAGCCCCACCGCGCTATTTGCGCCGGTGAGCACCAGCACGCCGCCGCGGAACTCTTTCGACATCATCGTATTGCTGGCGTCGCGGCTCTTGTTGTCATCGATGAGCGCCTTGAGAAGCGGCGTTTCCTCGATCATCGGGGCCAGGCGCTGCTTGCTAAACCGCTTGGCCGTGTCCACCGTGGGCTGCACCATCATGGTGGGGCCGGGAGCGTGGTGAACAATGAAGCCCAGCCAGTTATTGCCGCACTCCGAACCGCCCACCTGGGCGGATTTCATAAACACCACCCGCTGCACGGGGCTGCTCGGGCTCAAGCAATCCATGATCTCGCGGAGGTACGGCGTCCGGTCGGTGCGCCACCGGCCCGGCTCGGCCGAGGCTTTTTTCGAGAGCATCCGGTATTTATCGGACCATTCTGAAACGGTTAGGTCGCTGTCCGGCTCAAGCCCCTCGGCCGCCGCGCGCGCTACATCATCAAGCACCTGCGGCGCCGTCATCGGCCTGGGCGGCGATCACCTCGGCCAGCGTAGCCAGCGCCGTGCGGATCTCGGCCGTGAGCTTGCGGTGAACCTCGAAGGCATCCGTCTCGGCGGCTAGGTCAGATGCAATGCGGTCAGGGATGTTCATCATGCTGTCGCGCACCTGCCTGGTGATGGCGTAGGTGTCGGCTCGCACGCGGGCGCGCTCCAATAGCTCGCCGCTCTTGGTGCGGTAATCCATTTCGGCCAGAAGCGCCTTGGCCTCCTTCTCGCGCGCCGTGGCAATATTCAACCGCTCGAGGGCGTTCTCTTTCGTTATCTCGTCATCCGGGGCGCCATCGTCTCCTTGGGCCCAGGTAGCAGGCCCCCTAAAAACGGCTGCTTCCTTGGGCTTTTCGGGGGAAACCAGAGCAGCAACAGGCCGGGTGGGCTCGCCCCCCGTAGCGCGCTGCTCCTTGCTGGTTCCCTCTTTGTTGCGGTCGATAATGCTGGTGTTGCGCTGCCAATCCTGATCCGCCTTGTTAGCGTCGATGCGCCACCCGCCATTCGGCAACTTCTCACCCTGAATGCGGCCAGTTTCCAGGGCTTTCCGAACTGCTGGCGGGCTCACGCCGCGGTGCCGCGCATACTCTTTCAGCGCCATCATGTTAGACATTGGCGGGGAACCAGGGGAACCTTGTGGCGGGTTTGGCAACTAGCGTTTTATCGAGGTCGCCCGTCACCCACGAGGGCGGCTGCCGGGGGGAGGACCCGAGGATTTTAGGGGGGCAGAAGGCGAGCGTGAGGCCGCCAGCACGGCTTCCGCGCACTGCATGAGCCACGAGGCCACGCATGACACACACGCCTAGAAGCCGCTTAAAACGGCTTGCCGTGTCATTCATCCTTCAACGCCCCACCCTTGCGCCGGGTTGCCATCGCCATTGCCAGGGCTTTGCTCATGAATTCGCCAAAACGCTCGCTCACCACGCGCTGGGTGATGGCGCGCAGATTGAGCCGTGGCTTCACCTGCGCCGAGGGCATGAGGCGGTAGAGGAATTCAAGCCTATTCCCCTTTGTGCCACCTCCAGGCATGAGCCTTGCGAGAAATTGGCGGCCATCCTTGATCGTGACGCGCGCCGTCATCTGCCCACCTACACCGCGCAAGGTGTTGGGCAGATTACGCGGCCGCAAGTCGTTTGGGACGATTGATTTTAATGGGAATGCAGACCGCAACGGCACGGCAATCATGGCCTTGCCGTCTATGCTCATCTTCTCGCCGCCATACTCTTGGCGCACCATGAAATCGTTATCATCGTAAATGGTAGCCACAAGATCCGCCTTGCGGCTGGGCATCACCTTGACCTGTTGCACCACCCAATCGCGCCGGATGGTGAACTCGCTTGGCATGGCGGCGCGCACCGCTTTCTGTGCGGCATAGGCGGTATCGTTGAGCGCCTTGGAAGCGGCAAACGGCAGCTGTTCCGAATCAAACGCGGAAATAGCCGCTAGGGCTTGGTCGATGGATGATTTGACGCCAATTCGCAACATGCTCGAGCGGTAATCCGCCCGAGCGTGCGCGGCGCAAGGCTAATCCGCCGCCGTCCTTCTCAATCCGCGGCGTCTGGCGCCGCAAGGTCAATCTTGGATGGCTGAAACTCTACCGTTGAAATAGATATAAACTGGATTTCCGTGGTTGAAATACACGAGCTGTTGCTCGCTGCTGCCCGGCGTTGTGATGGTGTGGATCTCGTCTGGATTGCCCACGGCAGCCTGCAACTGCGCCTTATCCATGCCGATCTGCACCGCACTGAAATTAGGCTCTGCCGGAATGGTGCACCCAGCGAGTGTGAGAGTGAGCAATGCAGCCGGAATGGATTTTTTCATGCGGGAGAAAATCAGCCTATTTTTTATCCATGTAAACCTGGAATTTTCAAAAGTTTGGCATGTCTTTTGCTTATGTGATTGTAATGTGAATGTATATTTTAAGAATATATAGTATTTATATATATTTTATATATCTTCTCTTTCATTCACATCATTCACATCATTCACACACACTCCCCCCCCCGGATAATTCCCTACTCCGCGTGTAGAGGGATATATGAGAATAGTGATTTTTAAAAAATTCCATGTGAATGAAGCGATTTAAAACTTTTCAGTATTTTTCTATGTATTTTTCAATTATTCATTCACATGCCGGGTGTGAATGATGTTAATGAAACGCCAAGCAAAACTCTTGCCAAAAACGCCAAACTAGACGTTCGTTTTATTCGCATCTGTTATGCGTTTGCGGATTGATTTCTTTGCGATTTGCACTCGCAAATCTGAATGCATATAAATACACACTAGCAGTTGACCGGCTTCATTTTGGTGTGTATAAATACACACATGAACAGCAAGCACATAATTCGGGTGATTGAGGCGGATGGTTGGGTTTTGGTTCGCGTGGCCGGTAGCCATCATCACTTTCGCCACCCAACAAAGCCCGGCACGGTGACTGTGCCGCATCCTAAGAGGGATTTTGCCATGGGCACGCTGAAAAGCATCGAAAAGCAGTCTGGTTTGAAATTGAGAGGGTGAGAATATGATTAAGTTTTATGTAGCGATTTTAGAGCGTGACGCTGACGGCTTCGGGGTGTTTTTCCCCGATGTTCCGGGGTGTGTGAGCGCTGGCGCAACAGAGCAAGAGGCGGCGGCAAACGCCGAGGATGCGCTCTATGGTCATTTGACGCTGGCACTCGAGCATAACGAAGCTTTGCCCGAGCCCACGCCGATTGACCGAATTGTTCTGGACGATGACATTTCCGAGGTTGCTCGGCTGCTGGTGCGGTTTGAGCCGCCCGGCAAAGCGGTGCGCGTCAACATCACTTTGCCGGAGGATTTGCTCGTTAAGGTTGATCGGTTTGCAACTGCAAACGGCTACACTCGGTCGGGATTGCTCGCCCAAGCCGTGCGCAAAGTCATTGTTCAGGCCCCATCTGATATTTGATGGTCGCCCTGCCCGCGCTACGGCCGCCACCGGTCTCGAAAGCCACGATCTGGCCGGTCCCGCATAGCGTGCGGAGGATTTCGGCCCGCTCGCGGTCGGGTATCTTCCACCCGCGCCGAACAAGCTCATATTCGCTTACAGGACCGTGCTTTCTGATGAGCTTGAGCACCTGCGCCATGTTCCGGGCAAACGGCGTCTCGGCGATATTTTCATCGGCCTCGCGTAGCAGCGTGTCGATGCAATGCTCGGCCATAGCCCTAGACCACGCCATATCCGCGGCGGTGATGCGCGGCGCCACCGGGTCACGCGACACGGCGCGCACCAGGGCAAGCTTTGTGGCGTTCTCGGCCAGGCGGGCGGTGATGGCGGTAATGTAGGTGCCCGCGTTCCTGCGCTGGCGCTCAAGCTGGTGCTGCCGCATGGCTTTATATGCCGCCTCTGCCTCGTCGGTCATCTCCACAAGGTATGGCTCTGGCGCCGTGCCTGCCACCATCACGGAAGCCAGGTTGCCACCGCCCGCGCCCTCGGCAATCGCCTTGAACGCCGCCACCAGCGCGCCAGGCGGGTCGATGTACTGCGGGTCTTTCTCGTCGGGGTAGCTCTCTGGCGAAACACACACCAGAAACCGGGCAAGCAATCCATCCTCCATGCTGGCATCGGCGATGGCCCGCCAAAACTGGCCCGGCGTGGTGGTGCCATAAAGGCAGGCATGCGGCTGCTGTATATCCTCACGCGGCTTGCCGAGCTTGCTCTGGTCGGCATATTCCGTGCCGCTCACGAATGATCCGGCGGCCGAGTAGAGCGTTTTGAGCCGCTGGGCGATCTGCTTCTTGTGGCTGGCCGCCTTCGGGCCAAGCACCTCGCCAAGCCAGTCGCCGAATTCGTCAATCTGAAACAGCATGCACGGATGGCGGCCGAGCGCGGTCATCATGGCCGTGCCGCTGGCGATGTCCTCGCCGCCCATATAGGAGGTCAGCCCAGCGGCCGCGAACACCGTCTTGATGGCCTTGCGGGCATGGTCCTTGCCGCCGCCAGAGTCGGCCACCCCCACCGCGTAAACGTTCGTGCGCAGGTTCGTCTTGGTGCGGTACTTGCGCCCCGCCAGCGCGCCAATGGCAGTAATGCCAGCAGCCAGGGCAAGGAATGGTTGCGGGCTGATGGCGGTGGCGTCGCAATAATCCACGAAAAGCTGCAGCGCCCCGTCAACGTCCATGAGGGCAGATTTCACCGGCAACGGCTTCGCGGATGCTGCGCGGCGCACCATATCCTGCTGGGCTGCCAGCTTCGCCATGAACGGCGCGATGTTCGAGAGATCCGGCTCAACCTGCACCAGCTCGGGAACCGCGCGCGGCTTGCTCATGCCCTCGCGGAAAGAGCGGTCAAGCACCCGCTGCGCGGCGCGGAAGTCCTTGCATGCCGGGCGCAGCGCCTCGAGGGCATCGTTCAGGGCCGCGCGCGCCTCGCCCTCGGTAATCTCGCCATCCGGCACCAGGCCGCCGATGGAATAGGCTACGCGGTTGATGATCTCGTGTTTCTGGCCATCCCGCGCGTTGCGGATTTCCTCACATGCGCTCTCGAGCGCCGCGCGGCCGTATGGCATGGCCTCGCCAGGCGCCTGGCGCGCAGCACGCGGCGCGGTCGGAATTCCGGCCTCGCCCTGCTGCTGGGGCTGCCTTAGGCATTCAACCGCCAGCCAATCGGGAAGCGTGGCAAGCTCGGCCGCTACCTGCACCGAATAGCCGGGGCTGGGCGGCACGATCACATAACCGCCATCGCCCCGCACATCCACGCCGATGGCAATGCGGCCGGCACTATTGCGGATGCCCTCGCCGCTATCGCAAAACACCAGATGCACGCCGCCGCTCATGGTGCCGTGGCGGCGCGTGACAAGCCCGGTGCCGTGCTCGGTGAGCCACGCATCGCCGCCATGCCGGGGGTCAATGTCTATCACCACCCGGCCGGATCTCGGCCCGGTGGGCATGCCGATAAGCGCGGCGGCGGTATGGCGGAAAAGGGCGCGGATGCGGGCCGGGTCGGTGGTGGCCGCCTTGAAGCCGCCCACGCAAACCGGGTTTTTGTCTGCCGAGCACGGAAACACCGGAATGCCGGTTTCAGCCAGGGCGAGCGCATCATCGAGTAGAGACATGGAAGATCCGATCAATCCGAAATTCTGCACGGCATACAAAGCCAATGAATGCGCTTGCCGGTGGTGGGGCTATGCTCGGCCATGTAAAGTTTATGGCACCTCAAGCACGGCAATTCTTTGCAATGTGTTTTGAGGTATTCGATTCTCACATTAGGCTTGGTGTAGCCGTTCACCACCTTGGCAAGACCGTTCTTTTTTATGATGTGTTTAACTTGCCATTCGGAAAGCTCGCATTCTTTGGCAATCTGCGCGTAAGTTTTGCCGGACTCACGCAGCGCCTTTACAAGTTTTGTTTTTCTCTCTCTTTCATCTTCTCCAGCCATCACTTGCGCCCTTCGAGATAGTCAATAAGCGGCATCTGCTCGCTGCGGAGCTTTGCCGCCTTCTTCTTTTTAGTGATTCTCTCAAATGCCGCATCGGTTTTTTCTGAAAGGCTTTGCAGCGTTTGCCCGCGCCATTCGGGGTCATCCATGTATGAAAGCATAGATTTTAGAAAAAAAATCTCATCTCGTGTAAGATCAAGACGCCCTGTTTGTTGGGTCATGCCTGGTTCCGATACTCGTTGCGGATTGAACACAGACCATCTTGAAATCCTGTAACAACCACCTCAAGAAAAGTGAACCACTCGCTTTCCGTGAGCGTGGCCAGGTCGGTCTTTTTGAGATTGTCGAGGTATTCACCCGCCGGGTCACTAGCAAGCTCAATGGCGCGGCATTCGCGGGGCGTGGGGTCGATCATCGGTGATGCTTTCAAATTGATGCGGGCGCCTGGCCAGATAGCCATTATTGCGTCAATCATTTCCGTCATTTTGGTTCTCGAACTGCTCGCGGACGAACGCGATGATCTCCATCATGCAAACCTATGGCTCACGATCTCGGTATATTTGCCCACCGGCCGCACGCGGATGCTTGCAGGCTGGGGCAGGCTAGGAGCGGCCGCCAGGGCCTCGGCTACCGTGTTCGGCATCGCGCTAGGCGAGCGCATGCGCCACCAGTGGGCCGCCTTCTCGCGGGGAAAACCCGTGTGCTGGATGCAGATCCATTCGCGGAAACGCTGCACGCCGCAAAGATAGATCACCTCGAGGCTTGGCGGCTTTCCGTCCTTGGCGTGGGCCTTGTAGCTCACGCTGTCCACGTCATGCCAAATAGGCACGATCTGGGTGGAGATAATGGCGGCATCGGTGGGCTTTTCGTCAATCGCGGGCGCAGGCGGCGGGAACTCATAACCGCACTCCACGCATACCCGCACGCCTGCATAATTCGGGGCTTCACACTGCGGGCATTCCTTTTTGGGCGCCTCGCCGTCACCCGCCGTCTTGGCGTTTTTCTGCACGTCGATCTTATCAATCGGGCCGTGAAGGGTGACGTTTCCGGCAAAATCTAGCACCAGGCAATCCTCTTTGCCCTCGGCCAGCCGGGTTCCGCGCCCAATCATCTGCACATAGAGGCCAACGGATTTGGTTGGCCGCATGAGCGCGATGAGGTCCACGCCTGGCGCGTCAAAGCCGGTGGTCAGCACGTTGGCATTGGTGAGGGCGCGGAGCTTGCCAGCCTTGAAGGCGCGCAACATGCGGTCGCGCTCGGCGGGCGGGGTCTCGCCAGTCACGGTTTCGCAGTCAATGCCGTGCTTGCGGATTTCGTCGCGTACCTGAATCGCATGGTCAACGCCGGTGCAGAATGCCAGCCATGAGCCGCGATCCCGGCCGAGCGTGACGATCTCTTGCACCGCAAGGGCAGTCTGGTCGCCCGCCATCACGGCTTTCTCAAGCTGCCCGGCAATGAACTCGCCGCCGCGCGTGCCCACGCCGGTAATGTCGAGCGTGGTGGTTGTGGGGTTCGTGGTGACAGGTGAAAGATAGCCAGCCTCGAACATTTCCAGAATTTTTGCCTCATAGGCAATATCGGTGAAAATGCGCCCCTCGCCATGGTGGAGCATCCCGCTATCCATGCGATATGGCGTGGCTGTGAAGCCTATCACCTTGAGCTGCGGGTTTATCTGGTGGAGGTCTGAGAGGAACTTGCGGTACATCCCGGCATCGCCCCGGCCGATCAGGTGCGCTTCGTCAATCAGCACCAGGTCACACCGCTGCACATGGTACGCCTTCTTGGCGATGCTCTGGATGCCCGCAAAAAGGATCTGTGCGCCAATGTCGCGCTTGTTGAGTCCGGCCGAGTAGATGCCCGCCGGGGCCTCGGGCCACGAGCGGATGAGGGCCGCGAAATTCTGCGCGATCAACTCCTTGACGTGGGTGAGCATGAGGATGCGGGTATCTGGCCAGCCCTCGAATGCCTCACGGACAAAGCCCGCGATCACCACACTCTTGCCGGTGCCGGTGGGCATCACCACCAGGGGGTTTCCGTGCATGTGCTCAAAATAGCTGGTGATGCCGTCGATAGCGGCGCGCTGATAGGGTCTTAATTCCATTTTCGTATCCGTAACAGTTTGAAGTTAGCGGGGGCGTCTGTAGCGCGCGGAGAATTTTAGAAGGGCACGCCATCCATGAAGGTGGTGCCGTCTCGCATCTCGTAGGTAACGCTGTGATCGGTTGCGTCGATCACCGTGCCGTCAATAAAATCCGGCACGAATAGGTGTTCTTCGCATCCCTCGATCTCGTACTCAGGCGGAATGTTGCCATACCTGGCGCAGTGCCACACGCCGCCCGCAATCGGCGTGGAATGAAGGCAAGATCTGCAATGGCGCTCTGGCTTCACGCCCTGCCAGCACGTGGCGTAATGGTCGCAAAATTTACACTCGAACCAATCGGCCGAGTTTGCGATTTTGTTGGGGGCTCGCGGAGCATTGATAACCCGCGCCATCTTGGCGTTGAGCGTAATGCCCATGGCTGGGTCAACCTCCACGCGCTCGCTGTAAAGCTCGTCGGTGTTCTTGTTCACGGCGAGATAGAGAAACCGCGTGAGCCCTGACCAAAGCATATAAATTTGCATCTGCGCCCAGTGCATAGGCTTCGATATAAACACGCCATCCTTTTTGAGCGCGTTAAAGCTCTTTTCAGAATGCGTTTTGAACTCGCCGCCGTGCCATGTCTTGGGAGCCTCGATGAGCCCCAAGATCACGGCATCCATGGAGCCTCCACCGTGGCCAGTCTCATCCTTAAGCGCCCATTGCCTGCCGGTCTCAGGATCAAGGTCTTGCACCGTGGCGCCGGTTGCGCGGAGATCCGCAACAAACCGAGCCTCGGCCATGTGGCCCGTCTGAAAAAGGCGTAGCAGGCGCCCCGTGTGGCGCGCCCTGGTGGTCCAGCGGAAGCTGAACCAGAGAGCGCGCTCGCACTTATGCCCGATCACCGAGCCGCCGAGGTGGCGCCGGAAGCCAGTTTCTTGATTGGCCTCATACGCGCCATAGATTTCCTCCACGGTCGGCATCGGCTTTTCGGGCAGCGGGGCCATGGCTAGACCTTCGCCCGGCGCCAGGCAGGCACATTGCCCGCTGGGGCCGCACCCTGCTGGGTGCTCGCCTGGGGCTGCGCCGCATGGCCGCCGCGCGGCGCTCCACCGGCCGGTGCATAGCCCTTGATTTCGTTCTGCGCTTCGCGGTGCACGCCACCCTTATCCGGCCCTGCGGGCTTGGCATGCACGGTGAGCACCAAGGGCTTGAAATGGAGCGCCTCGCTGTCGGAAATCTGGATCTGCCCGGTTGCGTGGCAGATGGCGGAAAGCTCGCGCTGGGCGATCTGCTGCGCCTTCTCGTTGCGGTTCACCAGATTGAGGCGAGCCCACAATTTGCGCCCCTGATATTCCCCCTCGAGAATATCGAACTCAAGCTCGAGGAACTTGCCCTGGCTGTCTTTCGTGTCTTTCATGTCACTGCGAACAATCTGTGCGAGGTAGTCGCCGGGAGAGATCACGTCAATCGGGGCAGCGGGCTCTACGTTATTTGCGTCGAAATTTTGGCCGAGATATGCCATGTATGGTTACTCCGATGCCGCGGCGTTTGCCGGGGTCTGCTGATTGAAAAAGGGAATTTGCGAGGCCACGGCGCCCCAATCGAGCGGAAGAGATGGCGGCATGGCCCAACGATTTTTTGCCAGGAATGCCGGGCGTTCCTCGGTGTAAAGAAGCCGGTCGCCACCACCCACGCCACGGGTGATTTTCTTTTTTGGGCCAGCCTCGTCCTTGACGGTCGAAACCCGGTAATTCACGAAAAACAGGCCGTCTACATATTCCTGCACAATGGCAGCCGCACCCTTTTTGAGCTTCGGCGCATAGCGGTCATACGCCTCAGTTTCGGGGCTCTCGAACCGCTTGATCTCGGCATGCGCCAAAAGGATCACGGTCATGCCGCGTTCGTCGCGGAGGTATGCCAGGCCGGAAAGGAATTCACGCCAAAGGGCATCCGCCGCCGCATAGCCCTTGCCATAGCCGGGCTGCTCAATGTCCTTCCAGCCGTTGTCCAGGCAAGTCTGTTCCCAAATCAGCGGCTCGAGCCAATCCAGGGTATCAACAGCCACGGTCTTGAAGTCGTGGGCATCACTATCGAGCGCCGCGATTGCCTCCATGGCCTGGCCATAGCTCTTGAGCACACCGAAGCTATCCACCTCGAGCATGCCCGCGCCGTCCTCGAAAAAGAGAAACACGGGGCTCGGCGCATCGGCGGCGAGAGAGGTCTTGCCAATGCCGCCAACGCCATAGGCGCCTAGGATCGGCGGCTTGGGCGCGCCGGTGCGGCGCAAGCTATTGAGAGAGATTGCCATTTATGCGGCTTCCTTTTTCGGCTCGATTTTGAACGTCTGCTTGCCCGCGCTCACGGTGCGGTGCGGCTCAAACATTTTCTTGATGCTCGAGGGCCAGGCGTTGAAGCTCGTTTCCGAGACCTTAAGCTCTGTCGAGATATACTCGGCGGGGTTTTCACCGGGCCAGGTCTCGATTTGCTTGAGCACGCCGCGCAATCCGGCTTGGTTCCACTTCACGGTTTTGGGCAGGTCTGCCACCACCACGAAATCGTCATCATCAAGGCGCACGGTTCCGGTGTCCTTGCCGTCAGTCTGCCGGGCGCGGCGGGCCTGATCGGTGAAACGCTTTTCCATCACCGAATAAATCACAGCATCGGCCGTTTTTACGTGAGCCTTGAGAGCCGCAACATCTTCCAACAGTAGCGCAAGCTGCTGGGTGGGAAGCTTTATAAGCTCGCCAATCGGCATTTTGAGCGCCTGCTCAAGCGTGATACGATTTGAAATTGTCATGATTTCCTCTTGAAAAATGGCAAAGTAGTTGAGAGCGCGCGGAGCCATTAGGCCGCGTGCAATGGTCCGAATTCGATGACTGCACCTGGCCGCTCGGCGTAAAACTTGGAGATCTTCGCCTCCACCACTTGGGCGTCATCTTTCCACGCCACGCCATTGAGCGCGTCGAGAATTGCCTTTAATTGGTTGTCGCAATCCGGCTTTTTTGCCGGGCGGATTTTCCCTGTAACAGCCTGCATTTTTTTTATGCGCGGCCACGCCTCGGGGATCGAAAAGAACACCTTAGCCGATGCCCAAACCTCACCAGTGAGCACAGGGTCGGCACCCTGCGCCTTGGCCGCGCTCTTAATGCGGGCCTCGATCTCTCGGGTTTTGTCCTGGGTGTAATGGTGCCCGGAATGTCCGGCGCGCTGCCAACCGGGAATTTCACCCTCAACAGTCACGCGGTAGGCGATCATGCTGCCACCTTCATCGGACGGGTGGCGGAGAGAGTAAGCGCCGTGTAGGGCCATCCCTCTTTTTTGGCGATCACCTCGCCAATTGGCCAAAAGCGTGCGGGAATTCCGCGCGTTTTCCAGTGGCCAATGGCGATGGTGGAGGTGTTGAAAGCCTCGGCTGCCGCCTTGGCGTTCGGGAAGCGTTCTAAGAATTCACGATGCTGGCTCATGGCCAAATGATTAATTCCATTTTGGAATTGTCGTCAATCCTTTTTGTGATGGATTTTTGAACTAAAATAATCCATAATGGATTGTCCGGTTTTGGAGGTTATAAATGCCGCGCGTGAAAGATGATCCTGAAACTAAAGAGATGATGCGCGGCATTGGTGCGCGCTTATGGGCGCTGCGGATGGCTCACGAAGATATGACAGAGGAAAAATTCGCCGCTCGAATTGGCGTGAAGCAACCGAGCTTCCATAAATGGCAGGCTGGAATGCAATTCCCCAACCCTGTCGCAATGAAAAAGCTATGTATTCGCTACAATGTAGATTTTAACTACATCTATTTGGGGTCTTTTTCTGGGCTTGCGGGGGATTTGGCGGTAAAACTGCACCAGATACTTGCGCGGAGATTATCTGGAACCGAGAGCACGGGGTGAGGCATGGGCAAGCCCCTTCAACCTCGCAGACAACACCGTCGCCGGGCATTAAGTCACGTCTATTTGAGCTAAACATAGGCCACCGCCGTTAAATTATTGCACACGTTCGGGGCGATAGATCGCCCGAATACAACCTAATGGCAAGTAATTTATTCCAAAAAGGCAAATTTTTTTGTTGACGGTTATTCCATAAAGGCATAGCCATTACCCCGTCACCATAACGGGATTTCTATATTATGACCTATGAAAGCCGCCGCGCAGCCATGCGCCGCGATAGCCGCGTCATGCTTAACCTCGCATTTTATGGGCTCTTGCTCTTCGTGTTTTTGGTTTGCTGGTGGAACGGATGGCTTGGTTCCGCGCTCGCTGCGTGGGGCGAGTAAGCCATGTCTGAAAAAGATGAAAACGGCAACGCCGTCGCCAAGCAATTACGCGCTGTTGATGCTGTAAAGCTGGTCGAGCTTATCGCCATCACGCTCGAGGGCCGGGATGCCAGAATTTCCGAACTCGAGGGCGAGGTTGATGATCTCAATGATAAAATCGAAGAACTAGAGGAAGAGGCCGAAAGCCGCGCGCCTGGAGATGGTGCTTACACCAGAGCCGATCTTGAGGCCGCAATATCTGGCGGCGACAAGCTGCACCTCGGCATTGTGCTCGATAGCATTTTCGGTACGCCATGAAGATCATTGCAAGGGCCTATGAAAAGCACCCTAGCGGCTATGTGTGCCAGTTGCTTGGCGATGATGCCGTGTTTCCGTACCGGCCCGGCGAATGGGTGAAGTACATGCCGGAAACGAGAACGGCGCGGACCATGCGCCTCTGCCGCGCTGTAAACCGCCCAGCATGCAGGGCGGTGCCGCCCCACATCATGCCGGGTGATTTGTAGACCATGACCAACTTATTCCGCGCCGTGTGCGCCAAATGCGGCGGCCTTGTTCCCGCCTGCGCTGGAACTGTTGAGGCGGTCGCCGCTGGGCGCAAGCGCCCCATCTGGCGAACCTATCACCTCGAATGCGCCCCACCACCACCGGAGAAAACCGAGAAATGACCATAGATCTTCAAAAAATCCGCGATGAGCTTCCCTCTATAGGCGCCAACCTGGGCACGCTGCTGGCTAAGGATGGCATCGGAATGCTCCAAGAAAATAAGGTTGAATTGGATGAAGTTGGGGAAATTGAAGTCGCCTTCAAGATGAAAACAAAAGAAGGCGATTACATCAAATTCTTCATGGGCGTGACAACCGAGCTTGACGAGGACGAATAATATGAGCGATCTCGCAACCCGGCTCGATGAGAGCCTCGAAATGTGGCGCTTGCCCAAGGTGATTGAGCGCACCGGGCTTAAGCGGGCATCCATTTACGTGATGATGCGCGAGGGCAGGTTTCCCGAGGCGCGCCAGATCGGCGCCAAGGCCGTGGCATGGCGCTCCAGCGATGTGCTGGCCTGGATGCACAACCTGCCGGTAGCATCCACGCCTGTGGGGGAAGAATGAGCAACGTCACTTTTTCCGATATTCGCCGCCGCCAGGGTGAATTCACCATCAAGCGCGAATTGATAGAACAATCGCCCGCCAACATTATCCGGCTTCTTACCGGCATGCTGATCGTGAGGGCAGAATATATGTGGGATTCCAACTCGATCAAATACACAGCCATGAGCATGGAATTTGACTCGCTGGAAGAGGGCCAGGTCGCGCCGGTGTATCTATGTCAGGTCACCATGGGGGGGGATGAAAGTACCGCCGAGCCGTATTTAGGCAACATATCTTGGAACCGGTTATGATCGGCGGCGCAGAATTGTTCGCCCGCGGCGTGGCCGATAGCATGATGGTCACGCCGCGGGCTCAAGCCGAGAAATGGCGCCCGATGACTAGCCCCCGCTTTTGTACCCGCTGCGGGCAGACTGACCCTGCAGCGTTCTATGCCCGCCAGCCGGGTTATTGCCGGGAATGCCGGATCTGGATCAACCGGGCCCACAAGGCTGAAAAGCGGGCCGTGTATAATGCTGCCCACGCGGCCCGGCGGGCGCTCCGCCGGGCCGAGAGAAAGCTCGAGCACATCGCGGCCGAGGTCGGCCGGGTGCAAACCGCGCTCAACGCCAAGCTCGATGAGCTGGCCGCCGCAAGGGCGCTGGTGCGAGTCAGGGAGGCACATCATGCCAGCGCCAAGGCCTGCGGCACGGCGCGCCCCGTGTCGCCACCGCCATGGGGTTATCACAATTCGGCTGCCTGCTTGGCAACGCAGAGTGCGGGTGCATCATGAGAAACCAATACCCCGGCACCTGCTACCGCTGCGGCGAGCACGTTGCGGCGGGCGAAGGCCATTTCGAGCGGCTGGGCAGTAAATGGCGCGTGCAACATGCGGCGTGCGCCATCGAGCACCGTGGCCAGCCTGATGCCGAGCGCATGGAGCACCAGGCGCGCATGAACCTGATCCGGGCCAAGGGCACGGGGAAGGCCGCACAACGGGCCAGAAAGCGGTTGCGCGATGGCGGCGTGCAAAGCCAGGGGGCGAAATCGTGA